GCCACGAAGCGCGCGCCGCGCAGCCCGGCCATGTCGGTCGGGTGACGGTCGGTGCGCGTCTCCATGAACGTGTCCATCGGCGCGTTGGTGGCGTAGTCGCCGAGGATGGCGGCCAGCGTGTTCACGAATACGGACTTGCCGTTGGCGCCGGTGCCGTAGAGAAAGAACAGCGCATGCTCCTGGGTCGAGCCGGTGAGCGCGTAGCCGACCATGCGCTGCAGGTAGGCCTGCAGTTCCGCGTCGCCGCCCGTCACGTCGTTCAGGAACTGCTTCCAGATCGGGCACTCCCCGCCCGGTGTGGCCGTGGTGACCTTGGTCATCCGGTCAGCACGCTCGTGCGCACGCATGCGGCCCGTCTTGAGGTCGACCACGCCCCCTGGGGTGTTGAGCAGCCACGGATCGGCATCCCACTCATCCGTGGTGGCCGCATGGCGACGATCTGCGCGGGCGAGCCGCTCCACGCCACTCACCGTGCTGGCGCTGGCCAGCTTGGCGGCAACCTTGGGGTTCTCCGCCCGCACCGCGGTCTGGCGACAGACGCCGCGGATCAGGTCGGTGGCAGCGAGCGTGTCCTCGGTGCGCCAGCGTTGCCCGTCCCACACCAGCCACTTGCCCCAGCCGGCCACGTAGCGCCAGTCGCGGTGGTAGCGGCGCGTGAAGGCCAGCGCCAGCGCGTCCTCGGTACCCCAGACGGACGTGTCACTGCCGATGACCGGCTCAGCCTCTTCGTCGCCGGTCGCCCCATCGTGGATCTGCATGCGCGGACCGTGGGCGAGGTGGCTTGAAACGTCGAACCCTTCGACGAGCGCGTCCGCGACATCCCACCCCTCGGGCGCCTGCTCTGGGGGATAGAGGATGTGGCAGGTCTTGGCGCCGGCCTCGAGTACGGCCTGGGCCGCCTGTGCGGCGTAGTCCCAGCCCGGCTTGTCGCGGTCGGGCCAGACCAGCACGGCCTTGCCCTGCAGCGGGGACCAGTCGGTCTTGTCGACCGGGGCGTTGGCTCCGTGCATCGCCGTGGTGGCGACGATGCCCCAATCGATCAAGGCCTGGGCGCACTTCTCACCCTCGACCAGCACGACCTGTGCGGCGTCCTTCATGCCGGGCTGGTTGTAGAGCGGACGCGGATCGGGCGGTGCCATCTTGCGGCGCTTGGCATCCCAGGGGCGGAACTCCTTCCGGCGACCGGGCGGGTCGAACCGATAGACCACCGCAATCAGGTGGCCGTCGGCGTCGAGGTAGTCCCACTTGGCGGTGGCGGGCCCGAGGTCGTCCATCGGCGGCGCCTTCTTGCCGCTCTTGCGCACCGGTGCGGTCGGCGCCCGCCCGAGCAGATCGCGAGCGTGTGCCAGCACCCGCTGGAAGTCGGTGTGCGCATCGAGTCCGTGGTGCGCCCCGAGCAAAGCGAAGATGTCTCCGCCGTCGCCCGTGGCACGGTCCGTCCACAGCCCCGCCTTCTCGCCCTCGAGCACGACTTCGAGACTGTCGCCGGGGCTGCCGAGCACGTCCCCGATCAGGAATTTGCCGCGGCGCGTCTTGCCGGCCGGAAACAGCGTGCTCAGTACGGACTCCAGGCGCGCCAGCAAATCGGCACGCAAGGTCTCACGCTCGGCGTCATCGAAGGGGCCGTGGGTCGACTCGATCGGTGCGATGGCGTCATTGAAGTCGATCATGCGCCCTCCTTCGCATCACTCAGGGCGCGGTGCTGAGCCGACCAGGCCTCCAGTTCGGACAGGCGAAAGCGGATCGTCCGCCCGATCCGGTAGAACGGGATCTGGCGTGCCTTGCGGGTCTGCGGTTTGGTGAAGTAGTAGAGGGGCAGATTTAGGGCGTGCGCTGCCTGCGGGCCATCGACCATCGGCTCGACGACCGGCATCTTTGGAAGGCTCGGCTTCATTGCGCAGCCCTCCAGCAGCGGTCCTGCCACGCGCACATCCGGCACTCGAAGTGCGTCGCCTCGGCAAAGGAACGAGGCAGCAACTCCCCGGCCGCGGTGGCGGTGATGACCTTCACGGCCCGGTCCGACATACGCTGGGCGAGCGCCGCATCGAAGGGCACGCGCTCGGTGTAGATCTCCATCGTGTCGGCGTTGAGCGCCGTGAAGATCGCCGGGTGTTCGTGCAACTCGAGATAGAGTTGGTAGACCGCGACTTGCGCGGCATAGACGGGCTTGGAGACGGCCAAGCCCTTCTTCTCCAGGTCACTCCACGACTTGTTGCCGAGGCACTTGCATTCCCACAGTGCCGGGTAAGCGAAGCCCTCGGGACCGCCAACGATCACGCCGTCGACGTGCCCCTGGAGCTGGCCGTTGGCCACCGAGAAGCCGAACTGCTCGCCGTTGGTTTTACGGGTGCGCAGGTCGAACCCCGCGTCCCGCAGCCACGTGACCATGCAGTCCTCCATGACGTGGCCGCGCTCGAAGATGCGCAGCAAGCGTCCGCTGTGCCCTCGGCCGTGATCGACCGGCGCAGCGGCGTACTCGTACTGCAGCGCCCGCTCGCAGCTCACCCCCAGGCGCGAGGCGCCCAGATAGCTGCGCGGCACCTGCCGCTCGCGCGCCTGCTGCAGGCCGAGATCGATGAGCGCGCTGATCTGCGCAGACACGCTCGATGAGGGGTTGAAGTCCAGCATCACTTCACCTCCCACGGCAGGTCGTCCGGCATCTCGTCGAACGGGTTTCCGCGCTGGGGGTGGTGCCCCGTGATCGGCGCGTGCTTCGTCGTCGCATGATGGGTAGCCATCGTCTCGGTCCAGGTCGTGACGATGGCGTCGATCACCGCAAGCGCCTCGGCTTCCGAGTACGCCCCCAGGGGCTTGTCGAAACCGATCACCTCGGCCGCCTCGCCAAAGGGCTTCAGGCAGGCGCGCATGGCCGCGCACTCTGCTTCGGTCGCATCAATCATAAAAACCTCCTGCCGCGGCGGATCCGTGTCCGCCCAGCGGCCATACATGGCGTGAAACGTGTCCTGGCAGCGTTGCGAGCAGAACACCCAGTCAGGCTGATAGCGCCGGGGGTCGGCGATCTTGAACCGACGGTCCAAGTGACCCCGCCCCCGGGCCTCGCGTGAGCAGACCCAGCACTTCACCGGTACGTCCTGACCCGCTGCGGAGGCGGGCGACGCCCCTCGACGAAGCCCTGGGCGTCGAGGACGAAGGTGGTGCTCGGGTACGCGCAGCGCCCCTGCTCCACCATCTGCTGCCGGTACGCCGGCGTGCAGTCGGTGCAGTACGCGCTACCGCCCGGGCTGCATTCGCGCGCAGCCGCCATCCAGAGTTCGAACTGGCGGCGCGAACTGAAGCAGCGAGGAATGGCGTGTCTCATGGGTTCGCCCTCCCCTTTACTGCGCCCAGGCGGGCTTGCCGCCAACGGCCGGACGTTGCGGGGCGGCCTGTGCCGGGGCTGCGTAGGCTCGAGGTGCCGCCTGTGCGGGCGCTCCCGAGGTTCCGCCCGAGCCTGACTTGGGCGGCACGCCCATCAGACGGGCGTACTCCGGGTGATCGGGTTCGATCGCCACCTTGATCACGTTGCGATCCTGCCCCTTGGTGTCCTTCTCGATGTCGATCCGCACCAGGAACTCCAGACCATCGAGTTCATGAAACCCCTGGATGCGACGGGCGGCGGCGGCCTGCGGGGAGGCGTCTTGCGGATGCACATTGCGGGCACTGTTGAGTGCCGCGCGCAGGAAGCTGCGCCCCATCTGCCCCCACTTCGGACCCTTTGCCGAGTGCAGGCCCACGTTGCTCCAGACCTTGCGTTTGGCGTACTCGCCGGCGGTCACCACGAACTCGCACGCGAGATACACCGCCCCAGAGTCGAAGCTTTCGGTTGCGTAGCCGCCTGTCCAGCCCTGCGCGGGATCGTCATGACCACCGGGCTTGATCGTCATGTGCACCGGCACGATCGCCCCCTTCGGGATCAGGTCGAAGCCGCCTTGCTGAGTCTCGGCGTCGTTGAAGTCATTCCATGCGCTGATCTGGGTGTTCATTTCTTGCTCCTGGATTCAGTGGGGTGGGCTGGCAGATGAGCGGGCGCGCTGGCGCCGTCGAGGGGTTTCTTGAGTGCCTTGATGCGGACCTGCAGGGCATCGCATCTCGCGTTCATCGCCGTGAGGCGCGCTTCGATCTGCATCAGGCTGTGGCGCAGCCAGGTGTTCTCCGCGCTGATGCGGCGGATCGCGGCCTTCTGCGCGCGGTGGATGGACTTGAACTGGGCTTCGGTCATGGCGCGACCTCCCCGAGACACTTCTGGATGAGGCGACCGAGATGCGGCGCTTCGATTTCATCGAGCCGGCCGCTGCGATCCTTCGCGGGAAAGCCGTACGGATTGACGGTGTGCGTAACGAACGCGCGGTAGGACGTCCCGTCGTCGGCCTTGAGCTCGGCGAGCGTCACGACCTCATCGACGATCCCCGGCAACTCCAGCGCGGTCTTGGAGCCCTCGATCTGTGGCACGAACAGGCGCCGATTGAACTCGTCGAGCCGCTCGTCCAGGATCGCGGTCATCACCACGTGCAAGTGCCGGGCGTGCTGGAGGTGATTGAGCGCGGCGAGCAGTTCCTGCCCCAAGAGCCCGTAGGCCGCGCGCAGATCCGGACGCCCGCTGCGCTCGGACACTGCGCCGGGTTGCGACTTGCAGTCGGTGAAGCAGACGCGCGAGAGCGCCGTGACCGAGTCGATCACCACGTAGCGGTAGCGCTCGAAGGCCTCGGGGGTTTCGACACTCGCCCGCACGTGCTCGTAGTGCGCCGTGGAAAAGCGGGCCGAGGCCGGCAGTGCCGGGTTTGGGCCGGTGAGCAGCACCACTACGTCGCAGAACTCGCTCCACTGCCGCGTCCGGAAAAGGTCCCCGGGCCAGTCCGCGAGTGGCAACTCGCCGCCCTCGAACTCGAATACCAGGGTCAGTTCGGCCGGCAGGGTGCGGACCTGCCAGGTCTTGCCGATCCCGGCCTTGCCGAGCACCAGGATCTTGATGCCGCGGCGCTCGGCCAGACGCTCGTCAGCCTTGATCACACGAAGCGCCATGTCAGCGTCCCTCCCCGGCAAACTGGAGGCGGTAGCTGGGCTTGCCCGGCTTCACGGTGCGAGCTTTGCGAAACGGCGCCTTGAGGCTTTCCGGCCAGGCTTCGTACTTGCGCTCGGAGACCGCGTACTTGACGTCGATGTACTGGGCGGGGTCCTCGCCCGATTCGGCGATGCGCTGCGCGATGGCTTCGAGGCTGTCGGGGCCCATCTGCGTCCAGACGACGGTCTTCTTGATCTCGACCGTGACGTCGAGGGTGCGATCGCGCAGATGGGTCGTTCCGGTGTCTCGACCGGCGGCGAGCAGTTGCGCACGAGCCTCGACGCCGTAGGTTTCGTCCAGCGCAGCCTGGAAGATCTTGCGAGCGAACTCGGCCTCGGCGACCTTCTGTTCGATGAGATCCTGGAGTTGAATCTTGGCGGCGGAAGGCAGGTGCTTAATGCGTGCGACGGTCAGCGCTTCGAGCGTCAGCGGAACGCCCTCGGCGTCGAGTACGGTCGTGACGGGACGGATGGAGATGTCAGTCATGGCCACCCCCTCAGACGTACGCCCGCTCGGAGGTCGAGCGGTAGAGGATGCGTTGTTCCCAGTCGAGGACGCCGTCCTTGCCGTCGAGCGGATAGGCGACCTTCTTCGAGAGCTTGGCGAAGAGCGGCCCCTTGCCGAGCGTGCGCCATCGCTGCAGCGTCTTGGGAGACAGCCCCCAGCGGTTGGCCAGTTCGATTTCGGAGATGAAGCGCCGCTCGGCGCTCGCCTGGGGGCGGGGTGGGAT